GTGGCTGGTGAACTATGCTTTGAAAGCGCACTATGGTTCTTCGACAAGAACAAGCTGTGGGGCATTTGTGATCAAGGCATCAATGACGCTGCCATTCTTTCTCTGACAAAGCGGATCAATGGTGGAACGCACGGCCTTGATGACCGCAAACTGAAAACCAAGAAATACGCTTCTTGGTTATAGGAGACTGAATATGGATATTAAAAGCAAGCTGCAAAAAGAAGCTGGCAAGGCTTTGAGAAAAGAAGCCGAAAAAGCCATCATCAAGAAAGCCACTGGCAAGCTGCTTCCTATGGAAGATGTTGCTGAAGGTAAGCTTGGGTGGAAGACCACGGTTGCTGCTGCGCTGGCGTTTATCGCTGCCACTGCTGCTGGCCTGTTGCAAATCATCAACGGCTGACTTGATAAAATCCCGTCACTTTCGGGTGGCGGGGTTTACCCCCACCATTCGTCTTCCATTTCTTTGCGTTCTTGCTCTGTTATCTTTGGCGCTGTCGCGGTCAGATAGGCGGTAAGAATAACCACCCCCATGACCAATATGAAAAGCCAGTTGTCGGCGGTCATTTGCTTTGATCCTGTTCCTTGCGGCGCTCTGCGAACGTCTTTCCGTCTGCACCGCGCAAAGGCCATGCTGATTGAGGGCTGACGCGATGCTTAAGGCCCATTGGGGCGGCAGTGCGTATGGTTAATTCAGAAGTCGTGTTTGGCTGCGTCATGGCGATAATCCCCTTCACTGGCTGCATAACCTTCAAAGTCTTCGTCAACCCGTTCGTAACAGGCTTCCAAAATTTCATTGTCTTCTTGAACGGTGATGTCAAAATTTGAACCATCAAGCGTTACACTGGTGATGTCTATATTGACTTCACCCCAATCGCTTGTTGCTGTGTATTCAACCAGCAAGTCAAAGTCGATGTCGCCACGGGTGAGCGTATATTCAAATTCCGCTATCATGGCAGCACCACCATCAATGCGATGAACGCGATGGGCAAAACGATTGCCATTGCAATGCCGCTGATGATTTCGCTCAATGGCTGCGATTGGATAATTTCACGAATGGTCATAATCAAAACTCCCTAAATGGCGGGGCTATACCCCTTGGTTAAATTGGTCAAAATCCCAGGTTTTAGCTGGGTTTTTTGACGTTCTGTGGGCTGTAAAAACCTTCGCCCCGAATGTCGCTGTCAACTTTAATTCTTTTGGCAGTAATTTTTGTAACCACACCAGATGTCCAGCAATCTGCGTCCTGCCAGCTATTGCGAACCCAGACCTTTTGTCCAATTTGGTATTCCATGTTACTCTCCGTCTTAGCGGGGCATCACCCCGTGTTGATGCCCCGCTATAAAAAGACGTTATCTATATGTAAACTACTTTTTTCAATTATAGGATTATGCCAACCCGTATTCAGGGTTTAGCTTTGAAACTACATAGAAAAATCTGTCGTTCGATAGCCAGTGATGCCCCGTTTCCAGTTGCTTGATCAACAACTTCTGCGTTGCAATTTTGATGGCTTCAGCATCCGTTTTGTAACGCAGCGTAACTTGGCAGTGCTTCCCAGTTTCTTCATTCATCCCTAAATTTTTGGTATACTTGCCACGGGCGTAAATCATGGGCCGACAGGCTTCCACTAAAGTTATTGGGCAATTCAGGATTTCAGCCACCTTTTTATCGCAACTATAAATCCTGCATTGATCGACTACATCCTTGATCAAAATTTGCGTCATCGCTTTGCTCCTTAAAATGGCACATCATCATCAAGCTCATTTTCCCAAGTTGTATGTGAGCCACCGCCAGCTTGGGCTTGTGAACCACTATCGGCTTGGGCCTGTGGTCGTGGGCCTGTGTCGATGCTGCCGACACGCACATTGAATTGCGGCTTTCCTTCGTATTCGTCGTGCGTCAGATCGCCTGTAATGAAGACCTTTGTGCCTTTGGTCAGGCTATTAGCGAATGTTTCTGCTGCCTTGCCCCACAAGCTGCAACGATACCAAACGCTGCCAGCATCCCTGCCATATCCGTTCTTAACGCCAACATTGAAGCTTAGAACCTTGCTGTCGCGGGTATCGCGTAATTCGGCGTCCTTGCCGACGTTTCCTGATATTGTGATATTCTGCATTGGTGTTTCCTTTCAAAGACCAAGGGCGGTCATATATGTATCAAGCACAGCCTGATATTCTTGGCGGTCATTCGCTTCCATCGCACGAAGGCGGATCACTGCGCGAATGATTTTGGTGTCATAACCATGCGCTTTAGCTTCGCTGTAAACATCGCGGATGTCATCACTGATGCCCTTCTTTTCTTCGTTCAGGCGTTCGATCCGTTCAATCAAAAGGCGTAGCTGTTCGCTATGTGGTTCACTCATATTTTTCACTCCATTTCACGTTATTTTGCGCCCCATACGCATAGATAAACTCAATCAGATCAGACATCTGGGCCTTGGTTAGCTTTGATGTCTTAAAGCCTATGGGGAAAGGCTGATTGTTTAGGCCCATTGTAAACATCACTTCATGCCCCAATGCTGCCATAAATATGCACTTCCAAACTTCTGGGATGTGATGCCTGTCTTCTGGTGCTGACCGACTAATGTCAGACAGCATGGCCCACATCTTTGCATTTTGATCATCACTGCGCTTAGGTGCGCTGATCTTAACGACAGCATCCTGCGGCGCTTTGTCGATCAACTGGTGAGCCAATCGCCTTTGATATTCGCCGCGAAGCCAGACGGTCTGCGTCATAATCCCAATTCCCGCTTCTTGACAGCTATTTCAGCCGCTTTGGGGCTGGCCTTTGCAAACGCTTCAGCCAGTGCGAACGGGTTGATGTTATAGTTTGCCCAGAACGTAATTTCACCGACGCTGTGCTGGTTTGTGTGGCATTGCTTGCACAGGCTGACAGTAAACCAATCGTGCGGCTTTTGTCCCATACCAGCGCCGCTTCCATAGCGAACGTGGGCAACTTCGATCCCTGCCATGCTGCCGCATACGGAACAGGCGTGGCCCCTGACAAAATTGCAATGCGCTGGCGACTTCCATCGGCTTTGACGCTTTGCCTCTTTTGGTATCTTGCGCGGTAACATCATGACAGCAACGTCGATTGCCAGATGATGATGTGCCGCCCGTGCGTGGAAGCACTTTTCGACCGCATGGTTTCAAATTCCACCATGATGCCGTTCTTGCTGGCCTTCTTTGCGATATGGCCCCATGCGCTGTTGTTTGATGCCGCAGGGACGTTCTTTGCCGCCTTCCGCACATCTTCGGTGGTAAAGAACCTGTGGCGCTTGGCGTGTTCCACATAAGCCTGATAAGCCAATGCTTGCCATTCTGGGCCTTGTTTATCGGCTGACAGTTTAGCCAACCTTAGCCCTTCCCCTAATGCCGTCGATGGCTGCGAGGTCGGCTTCGACTTCTGCGAGAAATTCGCAAACAGATTGCTCCAATTCCAAAATTTGTTCGTCATTGCGATAGTGCCTTTTAATGAAAAGTTTGAGGTCTTCGGGAAAGTCTGGGTTGTAACAAACGTAATCAACCCACTGTCGTTCTGGCATACAAGCAAGCTGCCAATTCATTTGCGTGACATACTGCGATGGTATTTCGCCAGTGGTTAGCGTTTCGAGATGTCCTGCTGGCTGACGGCACTTGATTTCAACAAGCCCATCATCGCCAACAAGACCATCAGGCGAACAGTGCGTCCAAGGGATGCTGGGATGTCTAACCAATCCCATTTCGGTGACAGCAACATTTTGCTCAAACGAATACGCTATTTTGGCTTCCGCTTCGGTGTCGATCCCATGCTGCATTGCCGCACTGGTGAACCCAGCCGCTTGCTTGCCTGTCAGCCGTTCCAAAGCCAGCTTGATGCGTAAATTGGTTCTGGTGGCGCTGTAACCGCTTTTGGTGCGGGATAGGGCGTCAGCAACCTGTGACGCCCCCAGCGAACCGCATCGCGCAGTATACCAATCTTCACTGCGCTGCTCGACATCAATTCGCATTTTGCAGCTTCCTTTCCAATGCCGACTTTGCTGTTTCAAATGCAGTAGATGGAAGCATTGCGATGGCTGGCACTTTGTAATGTGCTGCCATGACAGTTGCGTCTGTGCCTGTGCGGTCGATTAAATCTTGCAGAACCGCAAACTGTTCCTGCGTGATGGGCTTTGCTGGCGCTGACTGTTGCGATTTAACCGCTGCGTTGCCATCGTCATCCTCTGTCGGCAGACCAAAGCAAGTTTGCAGTGCGTATCGCCGTGCATAGGTCAGGGCTGACCCGTAACCATGTGCGTCTTGCCTATTGGCTGGCACAAACAACACGCCCATCGAAAGCTTGTCACCGCTGGTATGTATCAGGATGGTTTCGATTGAGATGCCGCCGTCGCTTGGCTTGGGCATTTGCATAAATGCAAGGCCATGCTTTGACAGGTGAGGCTTGATTGCATCAATCACTGTCGGCAGATCGGCATATTTAGATTTGAAATGCGGATTGCTGGCAGTCTTTGTTGCCGCTTCTAATTCCGCAAATGCTGCAACGTATGCAGCGCAGATTTTGTCTTCGCTCATTAATTTGCTCCTTACCCTTTCGACGATAAGATTTTTACGTCAAATTCACCGAATGGAACTGACGCACATTCACCAGCTTTTAAGTTTCCAATAATAGGCCAATAATGGGCGCGAGTTTCACCAATCGCATAACGGCGCTGGCGAATAGGTGCTGGCTTGACTTGCAACGTGCCATATGTGTCGCCGTTGTATTGTATGGCGTATGTCGCACCAGCCGCATCAAGAAGCTTGATGGCCTTGTCGATTGCTACTTGGTGGATGCTTAGTAAATCACTCATAACATTTTGCTCCTTAATAAAACCGTGGATAAACTTTACGGACATTGATGATCGTATGCCAATCATTGTCGAAAAGAATGTTGCCAATTTTTTCAGCCAACGCTTCTTTGAAATTTGGGTGACAACCGCCAGCTTCAACGATTGCGTCAGCCGCATCGCAAGCTGGGCAGCAGAAAGCAGAGGTCAGCCCAAAGCCGCAAATTGTGCAAGTTTCGATGTTCATAATGTTTGCTCCTTGTGCTTTTTCTAAAAGAGGCATTTACATATGTAAAGCAGTTTTTTATAGGTCGATTTGGACGCACATGAACATATCTGAACATAACAAGAGGTAACACCAAATGACATTAAGCCATCAAGCCGTTATGCGTATTTACGGACGCGCTGCGGAACATCAAATTACCGCTGGAAAACTTGCCGCTGCTGCTGGCCTTAGTCGCGTCACTTTAAGTAACTGGAAGTGCGGACGAGCCACGCCAATGTTGGAAGCATATCTTGCTGTTGAACAGGCGTTGGACGCATTGATTTCTGAAAAAATCAGAAACAGGCCACCGCGCAGTGAAGCCGATAAAAAAGCGATGTGGGACGCTCTTACAAAATATGATGATCAGACATCGGAATAGTGGCGGTGTTTAATCGTCGGTCGAAGTTTAACGCCAAGAAAGCGTATTGCGCCCAGTGCCACAAGCATGACAGCAAGCGCGAAGCTGTGCGTTGTGATGAACTACATACATTATGGTCGGCTGGCGTCATTGGCGACTTGGTGATCCAGCCACAGTTTTGGTTCATCATCAATGGCAACCAGATCAAGCACGATAACGGGCGGCGCGTTGGATATAAGCCTGACTTTGCTTACACGGAAAATGGTCGGGATTGCGTTGAAGATGTGAAGGGAATGATCACGCCAGATTTCACATTACGCAAGGCAATGTTCAAAGCCTTGTTTCCTACAATCGAATTTCGGCAAACAAAGTAGCTTTTGGAATTGAAGATATTGAGATAAGAGGGGGCCAGCGAAATTAAGGAGCTTCAAAATTTCGCTGGCCGCAATGCTTAACTGAGGAAAGCACCGCATATGATGAATTATATACGCCATAAAACCATTTTGCAAGGCGCATAGCCATGCACTATTTCCAATTCAATATTGGCGATTACGCCAGCCATACGCGCCACCTGTCCTTGTTAGAGGATTTGGCTTATCGCCGTTTGCTTGATGTGTATTACCTGAAGGATGGTGTCCTTGTCGGTAGCGCACCTGAAGTTGCACGACAGATAGGTATGCGCGACCAGATCGCTGAAGTCGAACAGGTGCTGCAAGACTTCTTTATTGCCAACAATGAGGGTGGTTGGAACCACACACGCTGCGATGCAGAAATAGCGCATTTCCGCGATAAATCATTGAAGGCATCCAACGCTGGTAAAGCATCTGCCCAACGTCGGCACAACGGACGTTCAACAGACGTTCAACCAACCAATAACCAACAACCAATAACCAACAACCAAGAAACAAATATACCCCTGAAGGGGAAAGTTTTGAAGCCTGACGGTGTATCGCAGCAGGTGTGGGATGATTTTATGGCTGTTCGGAAAGCCAAGAAGTCGCCAATTACGGAAACTGCGCTGAAGGGTTTAATCAATCAGGCCAGTATTGCGGGTTGGAATTTACAGGACGCCATCAGTGAGGCGACAACTCGCGGCTGGCTGACGTTCAAAGCAGAATGGGTTAAGGATCAAGGAAATGGCAAACTATCCAAGGGACAATTCAACGATATTGGAACTTCAGAACGAGCAGCCCGACAAGCACTGCACGAAATATCAGGCGGCACTGGAAGCTTTGACAGCAGCACGGGACAAATATCGACGGGCGACACCACAGGAAATCATCACACTATTAGCACCGTGCCTGATGCTATGCGCTCCATCGGGTATGCAGGAGGCGGAACGGACAGCTTGGTATAAAGCTGCCATCATGACCATCAGCGACATCCCATTGCAGATATTGCGCCGTGCTTGTGAGCAAGCCCGTCGAACGTGTGATCATCCTGCAAAGATCGTCCCGTTTATCTGCAACTTTGAGCCTGAAGCCGTGCGGTGGTCAAAGGAAGCATTGCGCCATGCCCAAGCGCAGGTCGATAACTTCCACGCGCCGCGCATCGCAAAGCATGAACCTGAATATATCACCGCAGAAGATTTGGCGGAACTGAAGGCTGAATTGACGCAATCACTGAAAACCAAAGAAGGAATAAACTAATGATTTACGGCAACCTAATTCGCCAATGGGCAGAAGATCGCAACCTGATTGCTGGCAGCACCGTGCAAGCCCAATTCGTCAAGCTGATTGAGGAGATAGGCGAACTGGCCGAAGCCATCGCCAAGGGCAAGGACGAACAGTTTATGGACAGCATCGGTGATGCCTTCGTCGTGCTGACCATCTTGGCAGCGCAAAAAGATTTGGAAATTGAAGAATGCGTCGTTCACGCATGGCACGAAATCAAAGACCGCAAGGGTCGGATGGTGGACGGCATTTTCGTCAAAGAGGAATAAATGCAAAATAAATGCAAATAGGTGTTTACATATAAATCAGCCATCGGTAAGAGGGGGTATCAACCACAGGGGCTTTGCCCCGCCATTAAGGAAAACGACCATGACTATTAAGTCTGACCTTCCAGCCATAGCAAACCTCAAAAACAAGGCTCGCTGTGATCGCAAATACGTTCGCTTCAGCTTTGAAGCGCGTGACTTTGATTGCATAGACACCAAAGGTCGCGCCTTCGGCGGTTACGCATCCGTCGAGATTGAAACCCGCACCGCAGACGAAACGTCGTGCTGGACAACCAACTGGTTTGGCAGCCGCTACCGTGTAGCTACAGGAGCGCATCGCGGCGGCAAAAGCTTCGGTGGTAACCAGACCATCACCTACTGCGACACCAAAGCGGATGTTGATGCTGTCATCGCAAAATATTTTGCTAACGCAGAAAAACGCGCAATGAGCAATAAGGCGCGAAAAGCTTAAACCAAACGGGGGCTTCTGCCCCCACCCACCAGAGGCCCAGCCTCGCCATTTAAGGAAAAGACCATGCATTCAAAAGACGTAATTTTAGAAGCCGCTAAATCTTACAACGATAAATGCGCTGCTGCTGCAAAGGCAGTTACAGATTTAAGCCCTATGGCAGCTAATCGTGCTTGCGATGTTGTTATCGCTGACCGCATCCAGCGGCAGGGCGATGTTTTAAATACACTTGCATCTGTTATGCGCGGTTTGCGCGATGCAAATGTTTCAGCAATAGAGCGCCAGTATTTTGACATCTGCGAAATAGCGATTGCTGGTGCAATGGATGAAATTTCAAAAAAGCACTTAGCTGCGACTTTGAAACGCCTTAATAAATAAACCAATGGGGGCTTTCGCCCCCAACCGCCAGAGGTCAATCCTCGCCATAAAGGAATATGATATGAAGACCACCGCATACATTCTGGAGTATATCGAAGGTTCAGACGATCCACGCGCCATTGAAGGCGGCGGTGGTTCCAAGTGGCGCTTGCATCCGATTATGGATATGATAGGCATGACATTCTTGGGCCACGACGGTTCAAGGTGCTGGTCGAAATACGTTACGAATGTATAAAGTTTTTCCGTGGGCAGGGCTTTAGCACGCCCGAAATCGGTCGCATAATGCGCCGCGACCATTCCACAATCGTTTATGCCCTGCAAAAGATGGCAAAAATGGAAGCGGCAGAATGATTGAGCCATTGATAATCGGAAACGCCACGCTTTACCTTGGTGACTGCCGCGACATTCTGCCGACGCTTGGCAAAGTTGATGCTGTTGTAACTGATCCGCCTTATGGGATTGGTTGGAAGCCTCGCGTAACACACCAAGATCAGCCTTGGATTGATGTTATCGACTTTGACATAAAATCCATGCTGATTGGACGATACAATCTTGTATGGGGTGGGCAATACTTTTCTGATGTTTTGCCAGTAAAAGAGGGGTGGCTTACTTGGGTTAAGCGACCTGTAGATATGGATTTTTCAAACGACAATCGCACTTATTCAACGACTGAACTTGCTTGGCGAGATTGGGGAAAGCCTAAATTTATATGCCACGTTTGGGACGGCGGAATGAGAGCAGGAGTGCATGAAAACCGCACGTTTTGTCATCCATCGCAAAAGCCTGTTGAAGTTATGAAGTGGTGCGTTCGACAATTACCAGATGACGCTGAAACAGTGTTTGATCCTTTTATGGGCAGCGGGACAACAGGCGTTGCATCCGTTCAGATGGGCCGCAAGTTTATCGGCATAGAACGGGAACCAAAGTATTTCGACATAGCCTGTAAGCGCATTGAGGATGCACAGCGCCAAGGCGATATGTTTTTAGGAGTTACGAAATGATACGCACAGCACAAGACGTAAAGGACGCAAAGAAAAAGCTTGGATGGACTGTTGGCGAAATAGCTGACGCATTACGTTTAAGCCGTGCATCTGGAAGCACGACTGTTCGCGCTTGGATGAGTGGCAAAAGGGAAATCACTGGCCCTGCCGCTGTCGCACTGGAAGCTATCCTTGATGGTTACGAACCTGAATACATGGATTATGATTATGAGGATGACGGCGACGGATTTTATGACTGACATGATACGCCACAGGCAAAGCGGCGGCAAAGGTAAGTCGGCACTGCTGATCAAGTGGCGAAAGCATGAATGGTCGAATGATGAAATGCGGCAATGGGCAAACTGGCAATGGAAAGAGTTTGTCGGGTAATTATGCGACAGTTGCCAAAATGCAAAGGGAAGTATAACTAGGGGCAATGAGCAACCCCGAAATCAAACTGACCGCAAAGCAGGAAGCATTCTGCCAAGCCATTGCTGACGGCAAAGATCAAGCCACTGCATACCGCACAGCATATGATGCCGAAAACATGAAGGATGAAAGCGTTTATCCGCAAGCATCCAAGCTGATGAAAAACCCCAAGATTGCAACAAGGGTGTCGGAACTAAAGGCACTGACGGCAGAACAGCAGCTATGGACACGCGAAATGTCCGTGATAAGCCTTATCAGGGCTTATGAGATGGCAACGATAGAAAAGTCGGCATCAGGCATGACGGGTGCTGTGAAGGAACTAAACATCATGCACGGCTTTAACCAGCCGACCAAAATTTCGGTCGATTTGCAGTTTAAGCCCATCACGGACGAAGATTGGCTTTGAACTTTACCGATAGCCAACGCGACTTCGTATATAGCCAAGAGCCATTCCCTGCCTTTGTTGGTGGCTTTGGTTCTGGGAAGACGGCTGCTGGCATTGCCCGTATCATGCGGCTCAAACGATACTGCCCTTATCAGGATGTGGCATATTATCTGCCGACCTATCCGCTGATTGAAGACATTGCCTTCCAACGCTTCCCAGCTTTGTTTGAGCGCAATAACATTCCATTTAAGCTGAACCAGCAAAAGGCGGTGATGGAAACGGAACTGGGACGGATCATCTTTCGCAACATGGAACAACCTGACCGCATTGTCGGTTACGAAGTGGCGCATAGCCATGTGGACGAACTTGATACACTGCCCACCGATAAGGCCCGTGCGGTATGGAACAAGATTATTGCCCGTAACCGCCAAAAGGCATTCACGGTATCTGGCAAGCCCGTGAAAAACACAGTGAGCGTCGGCACAACGCCTGAAGGCTTCCGTTTCGTTTATGACCGCTGGGTAAAAAATTCCGCTGAAGGATATGCGCTTTACAAAGCCAAGACATCAGACAACGCAGCCAACCTGCCTGAAGATTACATTAAGAACCTACAGAATAGCTATACGTCCAACCTGTTGGCTGCATATCTGGATGGGGAATTTGTGAACCTGACGGCTGGCAGCATATATCCAGAGTTTGATCGCAAGCTGAACATTACCTTTGCGACCATTGAACAGCGCGAACCGCTGCACATCGGTGTTGACTTTAACGTCAACAACATGAGCGCAGTCGTGTGCGTGATACGGAACAACGACCCGCTGGCACTGGATGAATTATCGGGTGTGCGTGATACACCGACCATGATACGCATATTGCAGGAACGCTTTGCTGGGCATCAGATAACAGTTTACCCAGACGCATCAGGCGGCGCGACCAAGAGCGTAAATGCCAGCCTGTCAGATTTGACGCTGCTTCGATCTGCTGGTTTTACGGTGTTGGCAAATAGTAAAAACCCTGCGGTCAAAGATCGGCTGATGGCGGTGAACCAGATGATTTACAGCCAAGGCAAGCGTCGGCTGCTGGTCAACCCCGACAAATGCCCCAACGTCATTGAGGGCTTGGAGCGGCAAGCATACGCCAAAAATGGTGAGCCAGATAAATCAAACGGCTTTGACCATTTGAATGATGCTATCGGCTATTTTATTGCATATAAATATGCTATCGGTAGAGGAACGGTATCCTTTGCTCAAATTTCTGGGGTGTAAATGTCTGTCTCCAACACCAACTCCGAATATGACGCCAACCGCTTTAAGTGGAAGCGTTGCCGCGATGTAATCGCTGGGCGTGACGCTCTTATTCAGAACTACGTCAGCAATACGCGCTACACTGGAAGCCTTTACAATCCGTCATTCGACACGAACAACTATCTGCCACGGCTGACAGGCCAGACGGATGTTGAATATGTGACGTATCAGGAACGGGCTGGCTTCTTCAACGCAAGCGCACGGACGCTGGATGCCTTCACGGGCATGATATTTGCCAAAGACCCAGTTTACAAGCTGCCCACAGCCATTGAGCCTTATGCCGAAGACATAACGCTTGCTGGCGACAATCTGCGCGAATTTAGCGAACAGGTTGTTGAGCAACAGATCGCCGTTGGTCGCGTCGGCATCATGGTCGATTATCCAGCCAATGCGCCGACCAACATCACGATTGCCGCTGCCGAAGCGTTAAACATCCGCCCATTCTTGCGATATTACACAGCGGAAAACATCATCAACTGGCGCACCAGTTATGTGAATGGCGCACAGGTGCTGACGCTTGTGGTGCTGAAAGAAACTGTCGATGTGCAGGAAGACGAATTTACGTCTAATCAGGTCGTGCAATATCGCGTCCTTGATCTGACGGAGCAGGGCTATCGCGTTCGCGT